GGTTGAAACACGGCTCAAAGTACCACCTGTGTTCAGACGTACAACGTCACCAAAGAAAATGGCGGTTGTAGAACCTGAAGCGATGGGAATTTGACGAGTTGCACCAGCAAATACCTGACCACCAATCAAATTGATTGGTCTGAACCCATAGGGTCCGTCTACGGTAGGATAAGCCATTTAAAACTCCTAAATTAAAAAATTAACCTTTTCCAAAAGTCACCGTGGATTTCTTCTCGTTAAAGAGTGGCATCCGTGGATCGCTTTGGCGCATAAGATTACTGTCTACAGCTTCCATCTGACTTTCAGCTTGAATTCGGTAATGTTTATTACGTTGGTCAACGAAATCTTCTGGAGTTTTGCAAAGCAATAACCCGCCAATCTCAATGTTGTCTTTAAAACGACTATTGGGATCAACTAGCAGTTGAAACTTGGGTTGTTCTTCTAACGCTACAGGCTCCCATCCTTCTCTGAGTTTCCCAGAGAGATTACGAGGATCAGCCTGATTCAACGTTGAAGTACGAATCCAACGATACGCATACCCAGCCTGTTTATCTGGCTCAGGGAGTAATTCTGCTGGCGCCCACTGCTTAGGACGTTCGCTTGTTACACGGGTATCTACTTCACGGGTCAATCTGTTGTTAGCCATATTAGGCCTCCATTTTCATAAGTTCACGGGCATATTGCTCTGGGGTTAGTCCTAACTTCTTCGCTATAGATAACTGTGACGTATTCAATCTTATCTTCTTCGAAGAGGTACTTCTACTCGCAGGGGCAACAACTGTACTCGGTTTTACGCGAGCCGCGACCTTTTCATCGTCAACTTTTTCATCCTGAAAATTTTCAGGAAAACGCCTACGCATAGTTTCATCTATGCGCTTGTAGTACTCGTCAGTGGTCGCATATGCTAGTCCGTTTTCTTTGACAAGCTTCTCGTGAAGCCCTAAGGCTAGGCTTGTCATTTCGTCATCTTGACCAAACCAAGAGTTACGCTCTTGCCAAGCCGAAGCTTTTTGGTCACGGACAGGCGCTGCTTCCGTCTGTTGAGGTATTTTTACTTCATTTTCTTGCTCTTGTAAAGCCCTTCGCTGATTTATATTTTCAGCGTAGCTAGAAGCCTTCTCAATTTTCATCTTTGCAGAGGTTAATTTATCCTGTGCTTCGACTAATTTTTCCGAGTCTCCAGCGTCATAGGCTTCTCTATATTCCTTCTTAGCCATTGCTAGTTCTTGCTCAGCACTCGTTTTAAAAGAGTTAACTGCCGCTTCATCACTAGAATTGACTCTGCCTTTAAGCTGTTTTATCTCTTCGTAAAGGTTTTTAGCTAGGGCTACTGCCTCTTGTTGCTCTCGCATCGCCCTTTCTTTTTCTCTACGCTCATCGTGGTAAAACTTCCTAAAAGCATCAATTTTGCTTCGTGCTTCTTGGGAATATTGGTCTAATTCGTCTTTTTCAACCTTTTCAACAAAATCAGGTTTTGAAGCTCTACGTCCTCTATCTTCAACAGGGGTATCGTCTTCAATCTCAATTTCAATCTTATCGTCTTCTACGGGTTTACCCTTAGCTTCTACTTCCTCTTCTACGGGTTTACCCTCATCTTTTACTTCATCTATTTCATCGGGAAACTTATAGTTTTCCATATCGTCTACTCCTTATTTACGTTTAATGCCACGAGGATCGTCAACTACACCTTCTACGGAATCATCATTGATGATGCGAAACTCCCGTCCATGAATCACTAGTCGAGTACCAGCATTTGGTCTTACAAGGACAAAATCACCCTTCTTACACCAAGCTCCCGTTGGAAATCTTGCTAGGTCTTTATAGCAATCTGGACCTAAATCCACTACAAACAACACCGTTGTTAGAAGTTCATCAAACCTAAGCGTCTCATCAGCTTTCAGAATTCCACCATCGTGTTCCTTTTCCACTTCAGGGATAGCACATAAAATGCGATATCCAGAGGGTTTAGGTAGTTGTGTTGCCTTTTGCTCGTTTGACTTATCAAGCAGCTGCGCCAAATCCACCGCCTTATTTAAGTCTATCGTTTCACTCATCCGTATTCTCCAGTTTGTCTTTGAGGTCTAATACGTAACCCTTTGCAATGAGCAGACCCCTAATCTCACCACAAACTCTTTGGTACTGGATGTGGTCCATATTGCCCACCACCACAGCACTCTTTAACTGTTCAGCTTTCTCGTCTAACTGTTTACCTAATAGGTCTAACCCTGTCATTTGTTATCCTTTTTCTGTTTAGCCGCATTCATCTGAGCCGCTATTAGCTGTGCAGCTATTTGCCCTTTCTGGGTATCAATCTGGTCTTTCTTGTGTGCCATATCAACACCAAGTCTTGTGCCTTCTAACTGCTCTTTTCTATCAGCATCATCCCGTTCTTTAGCCAGCTTAGCTCCAAGCTTTGTACCTTCTAGCTCGCCTTGGATCATTACTCGCTCACGGTCAATGTCAAGTTGCTCTTGTCTGAGAGCCGCATCCGTCTGGTCTTTCTGCAGTTTGCGCTCAAGTTCTTTTGCCTTAAGCTCAAGTTCTTGCATCTGCATCTGGATGATTGGATCTTGCATCTGTTGTTGGGCTTGTTGTTGCGCCATAGCAGCTTGGTTCTGTTGTAGCAACTGCTGGGAAGCCTGAGCTACCAACCTAGACAACTGAATCTCGTACTCTTGTGGCAAGGTCTCTTCATCGTCTTTGAGGTACGGTATGGGTCCCCCAACTTGCTGCTCAATCTGCTGACGATACTTAAAGCCAAAATGCTCCGCAATATGAGCCTGCAACGCCGCTACAATTTGCTGCCCCATCGGATTTTGAGCAATCATTTGCTGTGTCATGGGGTCTTGCAAGAAGCTATTGTGAGACATTAAATGCGCATCTTGATCTTGGTACGCAAAGGCTTTTAGCGGTTTGCCAATCAACGCATCCATATTCTCCGAAATAGGATCACGCGGTTTCTGGTCTTCCTGTAGCGGGATAAGTTTTTGCGCATTCCTGATGCCAAGGACGTCGAGCATCTGGCGGTGTAACTGCGGCAGGTTATAAATCTGCGGCGCCCCTTGTGCCAACTGGAGAACTGCTTGGTACTGTACGATCTTCTGCGCCATCGTAGCTGCATTAGGATCACTGACTGGAATAACGTCCACCATGTCATAGTCCGCTTTCTTGGCTCTGGGCGTACCTTCTTCTGGAACATAGCTGTACTCATCAGGTGTGTAGTCACGGATTATTTCTTTTAGCAACCGCAACTCTTGCTTCATCGAATAGTGGACTCTTGACTGAACCGCACTCATCACCTTCAGGGTTCTCTCCAAAATTGCCAGAGTCGTCCCCACAGGAGCCTGTGCGCTCATATCACTAACCTTCATATCCCCTGCCGATGCAAAGCGTCTACCTTCTTCAACAATAGTTCCAAGTAAGCTATATAAAACCTGGCTTGGTTCCTTGTATGGCAAGGTCATTAAGTTGTCTTTGATTGCTCCGCTTGGTACATCAACGTCACGGAACTCTCCTGGGCTTATCGGGGTGTCGTCGCCTTTAACACGCAGTCCACGGGTCTTAAAGCCACCTGGCAGATTCGATAGGGTTCCTGCATCAACGAGTTGTCTGATAAGAGAAGTACCCGACTTAGCAAAAGCGCCGACCAAATGAATAAGCCCGAAGCAATAAAAACCAAAGCCAGGCACATAGCCATAATGTACAAAGTGCTGCCTTTTTTGTTTGGTTTCATCTTCGGGTCTCCAGTTTCTGCGGATAGACAAAACCTTTTGTGTACCTTTTTCTATGGTTACAACGTAAGGTAATGCAATACCTGTCTCTTTTCCGTCTTCTTTATCTTCGTATCCTGGAAGGTCAAGGTCTACGTGCATTTCTAAAAGTTTGTAGCGGTCGTCCGATGTGGCTCTAAAGCCCATCTTCTCCGCAATTTTCTTTTCTACTTCATCTAAAGCCCCACTGGGTGTCTCAAGGTCTACATCACGGTAGAACCCTGCGAACTGAAGTCGTTTGACTTCGTTCTCCGTTTTACGCATCACATGGGTCACGCGTGGGGAACTCTGTAGGTTAGAAGCACCGTATGGAACCACGATGTCTTCTGCTGGAATAAACATGGACACCTGACGCTCCATGTGTGGGTCGTAATACACTTTCTTAAACGCATTACCCGCTAAACCCAAGCCCCATATCATTCTTTCATGCTCAGGTCGGTATTCTTGCATCACATCTGTTAACTGATAATTCATGTCGTCTTGAACACGTTGAGCCGCGTCTTTGATCTCAGGAGTTTCTTTACCAACAATTACAGTCTTAACTGGACCAGCGGCTGGGAATGTCTCCATAATGGTCTCAGACTGAAACTTTACAAGTGCCTCAGAAAGCAGTGGGTGGTATACACCACAAGCACCTTCCCAAGGTTCTGTTCGTTCTTCAATCTTCATACCCAACAATTCAAGACCGTCTACATAGGTCTGAATCCAATCTTTACGAGCCGAAATGTCATCGTCAAAGTCACCCAGTAAATCGCCCGCAATCTCAGTAAGGTCTCCCTCGCTCATGTATTCTGCAAGGTTTGCGTCAAAATCTTCTGCTGAAGGTTCGGCAGGTTCAATCTCAATCTCCATCCCGCCAATGCCGATGGTTACAGATTCTGGGTCTACAATCTCAATTTCAAGAGGCTCTTCTTCAACAATAGAGTCTAGTCCGACAGGGGCTTGGTATAAACTTTTTTCAATTGACATAATTTATCCTTAGTAATACGCAGCTTTACGTCTGCCGTATTTATATAAAAAATCATCTTCTGGTTCGTCACTGGGCAGACGAATAAATCCACCTTGCCTAAAGCGTAATAAGGCTAATGTTGTTGAGTCTACCAAATCGTCGTTAGCTCCGCTAGGAAAATCGTTGCACTCCTCAATTACTTCCTTCGCCCACCGATGCTCTGGCGCCCAGACAATCCCTGCCGAAAACAAATCTGATACAGCATTAACGCGAGAGATTTTGTCTTGACCTTTGCCAGGTGTGAATTCCCCGACTGGTACGCCCATGCGCCGTAATTCCTGGTAGAGAGCCGCCCCATTGGACTTCTTTTCAACCATAAACGCATCTGGTTCCCACTCCTTATACTCTTCAAGTACAAGCTTTTTGAGGTCTGGGAACTCCAACCGTTCTTTAATGGAATTGAGAAGGATGATGTTGTAATTGTTCGTCTCTTCGTTGAAGAACACCCCCCACGTTGTGAGCGCATTGTAATCCGCACGATTGTTCGCCTCCTGAGCTGCGTCTAAAGACATAATGACAAATTCACACATGGGTGGGTCATCTTTTTCCCAGATTTGCCACCACTCCCGCTTAATTAAAGCGCCTTCTTCTGAGGTAGGTTGTTGTAAATACTGGGCATTCCAGTACCGCACATCTAAAGAAGCTTTCTTAGCTAATAATTCTTCAAGAGACCAAAATTCGGGCCAAAGCGGTTTACCTGAAGGCATAATTGCAGGAAAATCTACTATTTCCCAGTCTTCTGCATCCTCATTCTTGACCATATGATTGACAATCTGCCCCGTCAAATCAAGTTTTGACCAGCGTGTCATCACAACAATAATAGCCCCGCCAGGCATAAGACGCTGAATAGGACCAGATTGAAACCACTCCCAAGCTGGTAGAAAAACGTCAGCTCTACCCTGTTTAGCGTCTTGCTCAGAGTGAGGGTCGTCAATGATAAATAGATCTGCACCACGACCAGCCAAAGCACCGCCAACACCAATAGCAAAATACTCTCCATTGTAGTTAGTCCCCCATCTAGATGCCGATTTACTGTCGGCTTGTAGTTCTACCGCTGGAAATATCTCTTTATAAGAGTCTGAACCCACGAGATTCCTAACTCTACGACCGAAATTAACAGCAAGATCAGCCGTATGCGAAGCCATAATGACTTTCTTATGAGGGTACTTACCCAAAAACCATGCGGGTGCAAGATAGGAGATAAGTTCGGATTTCCCATGACGCGGAGCAATGTTGACGACAACCCGCTTCTTCTTTCCTGCAGCGATATCT